TACCTGTAGCATATGGAGAACTGGTTGTAGGAGGAGCACCTATAAGTGCTTCTTATGCTACAGGCGGAGCATTTGCTGGTTGGGATGGAACTATAGACTTGGGCAACATTGGCCCCTCGTAAGGAAATCAAATGGCATCAACATACGAAACACAACACGCTACTGTAGTAGACCTGATTGCGGTAGGAGAAATTGGAGGACTAGTTAATGGATTAGCTAGTGTATACTTGAACGGTACCGCACTATTAAGTGAGAGCTCCGCAGGATTGTTAGGAAACTCTGGTACCGCGAGTGTGACAGGTACTACAGTAACTGCAAGTAGTAATATTTTTGGCTCAGTAGACTTATCTGACGGCAAAAGATTTTTACAAATTCAAGGGGCCAGTGCTGCTGCTTCTACATTATCGACTGCAGCTGCAGCAGGGGCCGTATTCATTAACACTTCAGGTAGTATGTTTCTAGCTAAACACGCTACAAACCCCCAAACAGGTAACCCTGCTACTATTTTTTCAAGTGCTAAATACTCTATTCGAATAGCGGGTGCCGGTATAAATGGTACCGATTATGTCGGTATTATTACAAACTATGACTCCGCTACTAGGGTTACTGTATATCCGCAGATTGCTACAGCAGTAGCTGTTGGAACCTCTGTAGAGATAGACGAAGTTATACAAATAGCTTCTATAACAAATTCTAATACTGCGGAACTAACTAGTAATGTGCCTACTAATGTTACTGGTAAAGCAATACAACTCTCAGCAGCCGAAGTACAAAATGAGTACAATGTCTTCAATACTGATACTACTAACATGGCGTATGATAATACTAGCGCAAATGTATATAATGGAGGAAGAGCAGGTATTGCTCATGAGGATAGCGTAGGCTCGGCGCAGTCTGCCAGTTTTCTTTTTCCTTCAGGACAAAAGCTACAGTTAGTATCGGGGGTCACCACAGGCTACGGAAGTGGAAGCCAAAGTCCTGCAGCAGGAGCTCTAGTCTCCGGAGCTATTAGCTTGGGGCAAAATACAGCTAGTGAGATTGATAGGATCAAAGTCAACATTAAATTTCCTGCAGGATTAAGACATATTGGGGGAGAAAAAGGTCAGGACGAGAAAGCCTTTGCAGAGTTCCAAGTAGTCTTAAAGTATAAAGTTACTGCCAGCTCCACAGAACAAGCAGTACTAGTACATGGTAGAGATTATGGTGGAAACAATTTTTTAAGTAATGTCACTCCTTGGACTAACGAAGGGTCGGGTCAGGGTAATTATAGAGCTACAGGTATATACTCATATAAGTATCCCTCAGGCCCCAGAATACAGGGCGGAGGTAACTCAGGCTTAATAACAAAACAAGGTAATAATCCCGCCTTTGTCGCTAGTTTTGATGTAGACATGAGAAGGTACCAGCCTTTCCATTCCTGGGCTATAGAAGTTCGTAGATTAAGCCCAGAGAACCCCAAACAATATGGTTTTGATGAAGTAATGTCCCTAACCGCTGTCATAGATTCCTATGAGTGTATAATAGAGGATAAATTTAGTTATCCTACTTCTGCATACTCAGTGGTTAAGTACTCCGCCGAAGACTTTCAGAGTAGCCCTTCTAGATCTTATCATATTTACGGCAAAAAAATACAAGTTCCTAATAATTATCTTACTAGAGAAGAGCTAGGAACTAATGAGGCTAAGTATACTAGAAATAGCTCGGGAATAGACTCAGGAAGTTACGTGCCTTGGACTGGGGCCCTTCGGGGCGATTATAGCCAGTCTCCAACTAGCGTAGACTTTAAAAAAGTTTACTGTAATAATCCTGCATGGATTTTTTATGATATTCTAGTGAACAAAGATTATGGGTTAGGAGAGTTTATACAGCCTAGTGATATAGATAAGTTTTCTTTATATCAAATTGCTAGATATTGTGATGAACTGGTTCCTGACGGAAAAGGCGGATTAGAACCTAGATTTACATGTAATGTATACTTATCTACTGTTACAGAGGCGTACAAAGTTATTAAAGACTTAGCTAGTACCTTTAGAGGTATGCTAGCTTGGATAGATGGACAGATAGTAGGGGTACAAGACTCACCAAAAGAAGCCGTGTATACATTTACTCAAGGAAACATTGAAAATGGAATCTTTGATTATACTTACACTGGTCAGCGAGCGCGTATAAATCAGATAAATGTCACTTGGAACAACCCTGATGAATTTTTCAAGAAAACAGTACTAACAGTAGAAGACACTGGAAATATAGTAAAACAGGGAAAAGTTATATCTCAAGATATAGTAGCTTTTGGGTGCACTTCAGAGTCACAAGCTAGAAGACTCGCTTCTTGGCACCTAGAAACTGACACTAAAGAAACAGAGATAGTTAGCTTTACCACAGGTATAAACGCTTCTTTTCTGAGACCGGGGGACATAATCAATGTTCAGGATAAGTCGGCTTATAATATTGAACACAGTGGAAGAGTAGCAAGTGGCAGCACTACTTCATCAATCGAGTTAGACAGATCGGTTGACTTTGGGCCTGGAAGTACTGTAGGCACTGCATGCAAGTTAAATATTATGTTCTCTGGAGCAGCAGTATACTTAGCACAAGATACTCCCGCTTCCATAGGTTCTGGTGGCTCAATTCCTACATATACTAGAGGGGCTTTCTTGCCTGAAGTTAGAGACGCATCTGGCACTTTGTTAGACCTAGTGAATAACCCTCCTACTGCTGCAGCTGCAGCCAATTATTTTGACAATGCAGGAAATCACATAGATGTACAATTCTCAGACACTTCTAGAATAGAAGTTAAGGATATAACTAACACGGGCACTAGTGCTACTACTATAACTGTTAGCGGCGCGTTCTCGCAGGCTCCTCTACAAGATTCTATATGGGCTATAACTTCTGACAATGAAGACTCTGATGATGTAAAAAAGTTCCGCATAGCCTCTCTCTCAGAGGATGGGGACGGAAAATATAGTATAGGAGCAACTCAGTATGAAGAGACTAAATTTGATGAAATAGATACTGCTATACCTACCTATACTACGAACTATATACCCTATACTCAAGCAAGTGAGGCAATACCTGTACCTACAGGTATATTTGTAGAAATGACTCCTTCTGGTATACCTTCAGAAGCGGGTAGCCCTGCTTCTTATAATGCAACTATTTCATGGACTCCTCCTGAGTACGCTTTTACTGAGCACTATGAAATTTCTCATGATATGATTGCAAATGGCTCCTCTAACTTAAATATGAGCATAGAGACAGTAGCTAAAGGGGCAACTTCATTTACTATACCTAATGTACAAGCAGGAAATTATACTGTTAAGATACGTATAGTAAATACTTTAGGCGCTAAATCTCCCTGGGGCATTAAGCACACTCAAGTCAGTGCTCCCTTAATATCCGATGCGAGCTTACTAGGAGTTGCTAGAGGTGGAAGGCTGTCTGTACCCTTTAACTTTTCCGCCGATACCGGACAATTTCGTGTAAATTCTACTAATTTTACCTTCTCTCCTCCATTCTCTAATGAAGTAACTTTTAGTAGCGCTACTACTGCTCAGCGAACAGAACTTTTCGCCACTATGAGTACATCAGATGTTATATATCTCTATTTTGACCATAGTGATACAGCTAATCCCTGGAAATCATTAGTTGTACACACAGATACCGTTGTAGAGGACTCTGATGATAATGCTTTAAACTATAAATACTACAAATTATTTGGCAGCACTACTGGCTTTAACAGCACTTCTGGAACAGTTAGTACAGTGGCAGGCAGCACAACTTTAACGGGCAGTGGAACTTCTTTTACTGATTTAGTAGTGGGTCAACTTATAAAAGTATCTGCGAATGCTTCAGCAACTACACAGGTTGCAAACTCAGAGTATAGGATCATTGATACTATTGAAAGCGATACGAGTCTTACTACATCTAGAGCATTTACTAAAACAAATACAAATATATACTTATATAACCCTTCTTTCATACCGGATACAGGTAGTGACTGTATTTTTGGTTTTGTAACAAAGACAGGTAGTGTGTTCAGTTTAGCCCTGTTCGGCTCCTCTGTAGCATCCGGGGGTTATTCAGTTGTTCTTACTAAGGACTCTCATACTTTCTCCTCCAATCCTAGTGGTGCGGTCTCGTCCGTAGCCGGAGCAGATTTTAGTGTTAAAGTCTTAAATGGGGATACTCGTTACTACTTAGACACTTCGGCTTCTCCCGCCGACAATACTTATTCAATAGGTACCATAACTCAGAGCCCTTCTTCTGGTATAACGTTTAGTAGTACTACAATTGGCTCTTCTCCTTTTGTTGACAGCCTTATAGATGTTACAGCTGTTTCTTCTAGCAACAATGCCGGAACTATTACTGTGCCTATTGTTATCAATAATGGTGGGCCTACCTTTGAGAGAACGTATTCTTATGCTAAAGCTGTAGATGGGGTCTCAGGAGACCCAGGGTTACGTACAATTCAAGGCTACTTGTACTTTGAAAAAACTACAGCAGGCGCTCCAAGTGCTCCGAGTGGAAATACTTACACAATTAGTACAGGTCTAATTTCTGGCTCAGGAGTAAACGACTCGGGAACTACAAATGTATGGAGAAATGTTCCTCGCACGCAGGACGCAACATCTAGCAATACTTTCTATACTATAAGATATTACGGTGAAGAAGCAGTAGCAAATTCCACAGTAATTGTTGTAGACTATAGTACTGTTGTACAGCATACAAGCTTTACGGGAGTAGTAACTTTTAGTGGAGGTACTACTCTTACGGACGGCACTAATTCAAAAACTCCCCTTGAGGCAGACGATGTAGGAGCTTCTGGCTCTACTATAATAGACGGGGCTAGAATAACTACAGGGTCTATAGCTTCTAGTAACTTTAGTGGCACAGGGAACGGGTCAGCCTTCTCTACTGCAGGTACTAAAATTAACTTAAATAATGGAAGTATTGCTTCTAAAAACTTTCGTGTCTCCTCTGATGGCTCAGCAGCTTTTTCAGGAACCCTCTCAATTGGAGGAAGTACTCTAACTGCAAGCAATACATTTAATTCTAATACTACGCAAACTGATGTAGGATTAGGTAATGTAAATAATACGTCTGACGCCCAGGTGTTGAGCAGTGCAGCAAATAACGCAAATAGTGCAAGTAAAAGTGCCGGTTCAGTAGGGGGCTGGACTATTGATAGTAACTCTATCTTTAGTGGTACTAAAGATACTAGTGGATTCAGCACCAGCGGTATAACACTCTCTAGTGCCGGGTCGATTCATGCTAAGCAGTTTTATATAGATACAAATGGTAACGCTTTCTTTTCTGGCTCACTCACTATAGGAGCTGTCACAGGTGCAGGCGGTGCTACTGCTTCTTCTGTTTCTGCAGCTCAGTCTACTGCGGACACTGGTGTAGCAAATGCAGCAACAGCACAGGCCAGAGCTAACGTGGGGGTAGCAAACGCTGCAACAGCACAGGCCAGAGCTGACGTGGGTGTATCAAATGCTGCAACAGCACAGGCTAGAGCTAACGTGGGGGTAGCAAACGCTGCAACAGCTCAAGCACGAGCTGATCTTGGAGTATCAAACGCAGCAGCAGCTCAAGCACGAGCTGATCTTGGAGTATCAAACGCAGCAGCAGCTAACACTGCGGCAGTTAATGCTAATAATAATGCAAATGCTAAACTAGCGGCAACTGAAGTTACTCAAGCATTTCTTCAAGGAAAAATAACAAATGCCTCAAACTTTAGAAGCCACGTAGCCGCATATGCTGCCAGCAACCCTAGCGGGTTCACAACTTTTGCAGCATCGGATGTTCAAGCTGTACTAGATGCAGGTACAACTGTTATATCCGGTAGTAGAATAACTACCGGAACTATAAATGCTGCGAACGTAAGTGTAACCGGCTTAAATGCTTCTAATATTAGTACAGGTACTCTTAGTGCTTCTCGAATCAACTTAGGTTCTACTAGTTTTGAGGCCTCGGCGGGCGGGCAGTTAGTTATTAAAACTGGCGGGGTTGTAACGAGCAATATCGGGGCAAATGCAATAACTAATGTTACCACTGATACCTCCGATAATCAGGGAGGAACGGGTAATAGTAGCTATTTCGCATATAGAGATGTGGGGTTATCAATAAGTGTCGCTAAAATATCTGGCAGTGATCTATTAATAAGTGGTAGTTTTGAAATTATACCTTACAACGACCAAACTATGTTTAGGTATAGGCTTCTAAAAGGAAGTACAGTAATTAAGACATGGGGCGATAATACAGGACTTTTTAGTTCCAGTACACATGGCTTTGGTATGCCGTTTGGCTCTCCCGTACAAGTTGCTTTTGATCATATAGAAAGCAGCTCAGGTAGTGGCACTAATACTTATAAAATACAGTGTGCAGTTAGAGACGAAAGTTTTAAAGTTTATAATGCAACAATTTATGCCTTGGAGTTAAAAAGATGATAAATAGAGTAGTAGTTGATAATGCCAGCGGAAGGATACTGTTTACAGACGAAGTTGAAGCGGTAGAAGATTTAACAGCGGTGCTCGAAGGACAAACTGGTATGGAAAATACTAACTTAGTAAGAGAGCACACTCATACTTATATAGAGGGAGAGTTTGTATATGTAGGGGATGCGGCAGTAAATGCTTATGTTTTAGAATTTCTTAGGTATGTTAGAGAGGAGAGATTAAGACGCTGCGATTGGACACAAGTGCCAGACGCTTTGACAGCTGAAAAAAGAGCAGAGTGGACTACATATCGTCAAGCACTAAGAGACCTTCCTGCAACTTGTGCTAATACCCTTGACTGCAACGATATTCCTTGGCCTACTCCTCCAACATAACCAGTCAAAAAATAATTCTTGACTACGCACGTCCCCTTTGTTATAATTTCATAATGGAGAAATATAATGAGCGCAGCTAACTATGACCTAGTGATTGACCAAGGATCAACTTTTGCCATTGACTTACAAGTCAAGGTGGCCGGAGTAGCTAAAGACCTTACAGGCTATGCTGCCCGCGCAAAAATTAAAACGAGTAAGAGTACTACTAGCGTGGCCGCTGAGTTTACTTGTAGTATACCCGCTCCGGTAACAGGCGGCACTGTAAAAATGGAACTTTTACCTGCTGTAACCGCTGCGTTAAGTCCTGGCCAATACTTTTATGATTTAGAGATACACACACCTGATAACGTCACAGTTAAGAGACTTATCGAAGGCACAGTAAATCTTACTGCAGGGATTACGGTGGGAGCAAGTGGCTGAACAAAATACTACTCAAGTAACTGTAACCGAAACAGTACAAGAACTTACTGTAACTTCGGCCACAGCTATAACAATTAACATACTAGGAGATGAAACAGATTTAGTAGTAAATAATTTTGCTCTTCCTATCAATGCTTCTGCTTCTAACGTTTTTTTCAGTCCCTACGGACAAATTACCGCTACAACTGTCACAGGTGCAATACAGCAACTAGCAGACTTAGCTTCTTACGCCCAGGACGGCCTTCCCGCCGCCACCGGCGGCTCCTCTGTAAGTGAGGGAAATATTTGGTACGATACTGATGATGACCAAGTAAAAATATATCGCGAAACTAGTACAAATGTATTCCAGTGGGTACCTATAATTGTAGGTACAGCCGGAGCAGATTCAGACACACTAGACGCAGGGGCCTTTTAAGGCCGCCCGGAGTTACAGATGGCTCAGACAATTAGAATCAAACGTAGTAGTTCAACTGCTGCGCCCAGTACCCTGGTAGCCGGTGAGTTAGCTTACTCGGATACTAGTGATAAGCTGTGGATAGGTGCCCCTGCAGATAATGCTGTTATTGCAATTGGTGGTAAACTATACACTGATATGCTTGATCACACCGCAGGTACACTTACTCTCAGTAGTGCGATTATTGTAGATGCTAATAGCAAGATCGATCAGCTTAAAACTGCAAATCTTACTATAAACGCTAATGCTATTACTTCTGGTAGTGGGGATATTGACCTAGTAGCTGCAGGCAATCTTGATATTGATGCAGGTACTCTTGATTTTACTACCCAAGCAACCGAATTTAGCATTAAAGACAATGAAGCTAACTCTATAAGCTTCAAAGAAAACAATAATAAATATCTTACTTTAGTAACTACAAACTCCGCTGAAGGTATAATTGCCGACAAGCCAGTTACGTTTGGTTTAGACGGTACCGCAGGCTTTACTTTACCTACTGTTGATGGCACTAATTTACAAGCACTTGTAACAGATGGTTCAGGCGGAGTTACTTGGAAAAACGTAACTACTGTTCTTGAAATAAGTGGTGATACAGGAACCGCAAGCGTAGCGGGAGAAACCGCAGCATATACTATCTCCGGTA